GAATCTAATTGTTAGCAAAAAAATATTAGATTTAATTAGATTTTTAATTAGATTCAACAATTGCGTATAAATGCCTTGACCTAATATTCAGATAATTATGGTGATAAAAAATGTTATAGTTATGTTTTTAGATAAAGATAGAATTGTTTGATTCATGTAGGAAATGTCGAAAGAAAGAATAGAGATGTTCATCTATTGAAATATGGAAAAAATGAAATATTTTTGGTATAATATATAAAACATATACATAGGAGGGCGATTCAAATGAAAACTTGGAAACTTGTATCAGGAATTTTGTCTATCGTACTGTTTATCGTGGTAGCATTTCAATCATGCGCGGCCGGAATGGTAAATGCGATAGAAGAAAACGGTCAATCTAGCGGAAGCGGCGGTATTATTGTTGCTATTATGATGCTGACCGGCGGGATTGTATCAATTTCGACCAGGAAAAGCGAAGGGAAAGGCGGAAATATCGCGCTGGTGATTCTGTTTGGCATTGGGGCTTTGATGGGATTTGCATTAGCTGGAAACTTCACAGACCTTAACATCTGGGCGGCATGGTGCCTTATCAATGCTGTAATGGCGGTTATTTCTATTATCAAGGGGAACAAAGCTGATAAAGCCAAATAATAAGTGCTTACAACTGAATACTGTGGAAAAGGGTGATGAAGAAATTCGTCACCCTTTTTATATTTTGGTATTTACTTTTATACGTAAATAAACTATAATTAGTTACGTACAAAATAGGAGGAGGTTAAAATGTCACCACGGGCAGGAAGGCCGACTGATAATCCCAAAAAAACAAGGCTTGAACTTAGGTTATCTAATGATGATACTGAAAAATTGGAATATTGTCATCAAGAAAGCGGATTAAGTAAAGCAGAAATTTTGAGAAAAGGATTAGATTTGGTCTACAAAGAACTAAAAAGAAGAATGTATGATTTTAAAGATATAAGGGAGAGACAATGACAAAAAATGAATTGGTTGAAAAATTACAATCGATTAAAGGAAATCCTGTAATATTATTAAGTGATGCAGAATTGGGATGTGTGATGTTAAAAAGTGCAGGATTAGAAAAAATGCATCAATCAAATTATGATTCAGAAAAATATGTGACCGATTTTGAGTTTAAATCGGAAATTGGTCTTAATACATTTTATCATGATAACTATAATAAAAATGTAGATGAATGTATTGTGTTGAGCTGTGCTGAGTTTGTAATATAAAGAATAGAATTCGATTTCCATTGAGAGGAAATGCTGTCTTTTTTATTTTTGGTATTGACAAGAAAAAATTATTTTTATATGATTTAATCAATCTAATATACGATTTATGAAATTAGACTATGGACATATAAATGCACTATTTATATTATCAAATATGTCCATTGCCTAATTAAAAAATAGAGAAAATAGGAGAGCGACCATATGGGAAACACACCAAAAGCAACACATAGCGGTACATGGGAAATAAACGAAAACATTCAGATAGAATGTTATGTAATGGACACTAAGGAACGGGTTCTTTCACTAAGAGGTGCTGCAAAGTCCATGGGGCTTACTGGCGGAGGCAGTATGGCTTTGGTTAGGAATCTGAATGCCAAGTGGATTTCGCCTTATTTATCAGATGATTTGCGAGATTGGCTAATGAAAGCTAGCAGAAATGATTTACCATATTATCTCACAAAAAGAGGAGGCAAGTTTACACCATTTAGCGCAGATATGTTTGTAGATTTATGCAAGGCATATGTTGATGCAAGGCAAGATGGAGTTTTAAAATTAGATAGTCAAATAGCAGTGGCAGATAAATTATATGCAATAATGACAGCTTTCGCTAAAACTGGTCTGTCTGCAATTATTGATGAAGTCACAGGATATCAGTATGAACGTGACCAAAATGAGCTTCAAAAGCTCCTTTCTCTTTATATAAGCGAAGAGCTGATGCCTTGGACAAAGAAATTTCCAGACGAATTTTATAAGCAAATGTTTCGGCTCAAAGGATGGGAGTATCATGGGAAAAACAAACCCCAGTATGTTGGGAAACTAACAAACCAATATATTTATGAGCAATTACCGGATGGAGTCCTTGAGGAATTAAAGCAGAAAACACCGAAGAATAAAAGATTGCACCAATCCTTAAGTGATTCGGTAGGCGCACCGCATTTAGATAAGCAGCTTCAAAAAACAATTGGCTTGATGCAGGCGTCTGATACGTGGGAAGAATTTGATATTTTATTCCAAAAGGCGAAGCAACGTTCTGGTGGTGAATTGAGCATTTGATTTAATCACACAAAGTTTCTTTACAAAAATATGAAATTAGCGGCAAAAATCGCCGCTTTTTTATTTTTGGTATTGACTTTTGTGTGAACGTATATTATTATATATGTGTGAACAAAAGAGAGGTGATGAAAATGAGTCCACGAACAGGCAGGCCGACAGATAATCCCAAAACAGAAGAGATAAAAATAAGAGCAACCAAACAAGATAAGGCCATTTTGAGGGAATGTTGCGAATCGCTCAAACAGACACAGTACGATGTTGTGATGAATGGGATAAGAAAGGTTCATGCCGAAATCAAAAAATAGAGCGTTGCCGCCCTAGCAAGCAATCAACGCTCTACGCCACAAGAGATAACCCTTGCATGAAATATAATAGCATACAAGGGTATCTTTTGCAAACAAAATTTTAATGCAGGAGGTACTTTTTTATTATGAATAGTATTCAAATCTTTTCAAATCCAGATTTTGGAGAGATTCGCACGGTGGTTATTGATGGGGAGCCCTGGTTTGCTGGAAATGATTGCGCAAAAGCACTTGGATTCAAAGACCCGTATTCTGGTGTTAGAAAGAACGTCGATGAAGAAGATAAGCAAACCTGCCCAATGGGCAGTGGGGCGGAAATGCGGAATATGAATATCATCAACGAAAGTGGATTATACTCCCTTATCTTCGGAAGCAGGTTAGAATCAGCCAAGAAATTCAAGAAATGGGTAACATCGGAAGTCCTGCCGCAAATCCGGCGCACCGGCTCTTACGGGAAGAACCAGCTTCCGATGACCACCCAAGACCAAATCAAACTTTTAGCACAGGGGAATGTAGAATTAAACCAGCGCGTAGACGGATTGGAGGAACGATTCAACGATTTTCAAAAGAGCCTTCCGTTGCTTCCGGCCGAGGCGGATAATATTTCCGGCGCAGTAAAGAAGCGCGTAGTGGAGATTCTGTGAGGTAAAGAATCTGAGGCTTATAAGGATAGAAGTTTTTGCCAGAAGGTTTTCAAAGACGCTTATCGGGAGTTAAAGAGACAGTTTGACGTAAAACGGTATAAAGATATTCGCCGGGAGCAGCGCCACATTGCTGTTCAGATAGCAGAAAATTATTCCCCGCCGGTATTTTTGGCGCAGGAGATTAACCAGGCAAATACGCGGGAATCCTGATATTAACGGGAGGCAAAACTATGTTGAAGGCTTACAATGTATTATTTAATATGTACTTAAAAGAAGCAAAGCGGTTAGCGGAGGTTGGAAATATTAGCCTCTGTATTGACTGGTGCGAGCACTCTTCCCACGCCCTGCACGGAATGATTCGTCTGATGGAATTTAAGAAATGCATCAGCCAGGATAAATCTGATATTGAGTTGGAACGTGTTCGTAAAACTTTTGACTCTGCTAAGATTTGCAATGCCTTTAGAACGAGGGGAGACATTATTGTTTTAAATCGCTCGAAAGGATAGGAGGAATAGGAAAGCAAGCAGAAGGCGGGGAATAATGTTCAATTGAAAAATACATAAAAGAGCTTGACATGTGTAGTTAACTACTATATACTATATGTAGTTAGCTACAAAGGAGGGATGCAATTGGCTAACAAAAGTAGAGCCGAATACTTTAGGGAACGGCGCAAAACCATGAAAAAATTTAATGTAATGCTGAAAAGGGAAAAGATAGAAGCCCTTGAAGAAAAAATCAAGTCTCAAGGCAAGACTAAAGTTGAATGGTTTGAAGAAGTCGTTGATAAAGAATTGGGCGAAGATTAAAAAATAGAGCGTTCTCTATCCTACCAAGACAAACAGAACGCTCAACCCCAAGTGAGGCATATAAATATTTTAGCACTGTATGCCTTCCTTGGCAAGTCTTTTGTCGAAGGAGGATTTTATATATGAACGATATTCAATCTGGTACATTCCAGACGCCCATTGAGAGGGCTCTTGGCGTTGATGAAAACGGCATGACGACTTCCAGGAAATTGTATGAATTCCTGGAATTAAATCCTGGAAATTATGCCAGGTGGTGCAAGACCAATATAACGGAAAATGAATTTGCGGAAGAGAGTATTGATTATTACTCTTCATCAATGAAGAGTGAAGGGAAAGGCAATTTTGCGGAAGATTACAAACTGACCGCCCATTTTGCGAAGAAACTTTGCGTTAAGGGCAACGGTGCCAAAGCAGAGCAGGCGAGGGAATATTTCACGGGATTAGAGGAACGGGTAAAGCAGAAAGTGGTAGATTATTCTAATTTATCGCCGGAGCTACAAAGAGCATATGCTTTGATTGAAAGCCAGGCCAGAATCGAGATTGAGCAAAAACGCCAAGCCGAGCAATTGAACCGAATCGAGCAGAAGCAGGAAACCATCGTGCAGACATTCAGCCTGGAAACAACAAAGGACACCGCGCAATGGGTAACGAATTGCCTCAACCGTATCGCCGAAAGCCCGAATTTTACCTTTGCATTTGGTAATCGGTTCGCCGCCGCCAAGAACGAAAGCTACCAGAGATTGACGGCTAAGGCCGGATGCCGGCTGGACCAGAAACTACGCAACGCTATTGAGCGGGCTAATGAGAAAGGCTATACGAAAGCGCAGTTGGCCGGGATTACTAAGTTTACCGTCATCATGGCAGATAAACGGTTGAAAGAAATCTATGCCGGCGTGATTAAGGAAATGATGATTGCATATTGTGTGGACATGCCGAAAGGAGAACTTAATTATGGAGAATAAATCGAATCGCCTAAACTGGAAAACGGAATATAAGGAGCTGAGGGAGAAATTCGACCAGAGCCGGGACCGGCTGAAACTGGCCGAGATGAAGCTGCTGGTTATCCGGGCCATTATGGATGCGAATAATCCGCGCTCCCTGGAACGGATGCTGTACTTCTGCGCGGCGGTGTGCGACTGCCGGGTCGTGGACTTCTACGGCGATAACATGCACCTGGAGCCGGTGGCCGGCAGCGATAAAGGAGGCGCGGCATGAGCAAAAGGCGGAAATTCACTACATACGAAAAGGAAATGGTATACAATACATACGGCGGGCGGTGCGCTCTCTGCGGGCGGCCGGTCGGCAGGGGCAAAATGACGATTGCCCACAGGGTCCCCCTCTCGAAGGGCGGCACAAATGCCCCGGACAACCTCATGCTGGCCTGCTGGGAATGCAGCCACATGAAGAACAATATGAGCATGGACGTGTTCCTGCAGAGGGTCCGGGAGATTGGGGAATATGCAGAAAAATAAAAGTTGTTCGATATGTTCGGAAAAAGTATGGTAAATTAAAATTAATGGTAAAACGCAAAAATTAAAATGCATATGTAAGATTCATTAAGAGGCATGGATGAAATATTCCATGTCTCTTTTATATTTGGAAGGGAGGCGACGCGTAAGATGCGACTATTGGGACGGCAGAAAATCTATACTGATAAAAAAAACATAGATGAGACAAATATAGTTGATGTCCTGAAAAAAGCATATGTAAAGCATCGCCAAAATGTACGAGAGATACAATATCTTATTGATTACGAAAAGGGAGAGCAGCCATTACAACGAGGGAAGAAAATTCGTCCGGATATAAACATCCAAACTAATAGCGGCCTTCCAAATTATATAAAAAGATTTAAGATTGGGTACAATTGGGGAAGCACTATTATGCTCGTCCAACGAGGCGGAGAAGAGCTCCATGATACGGACCAGAAAAAGGACGATAAAGGAATCGCTTCGCTAAACGAACTCTGGAAAAACATAGAAAACATTGGCTATAAAGACATGTGTATGGCTGAGTTTGTAGAAATATGCGGAATTGGACACAAAATGATTGATATTAAAACAGATTTCCAGGAAAATTTGACCGGACCATATAATGGGCCGTTAACGGAAAATTATTTCCTGGATTCGAGATATGCGTTTTGTGTATATAACAATGGACCTGGGCAGAAAAAAGTCCTGGGAGTTTCATATTCTAAAACAGGCGGAAAACTTAGTTTTACATGTTTTACCGATAAAAAAAGATTTGATATTACTGATTGGAAAATTGTTCATAAGGAAATCAACCCACTGGGGATGATAAATATAATTGAATATGAGAGGGCATTTGACCGTACAGGATGTTTTGAAAGGAAAATACCGGCGATAGATGCGCTAAACATAAAAGAATCTGATTTTGCGAACGATGTGGCGCAAAGGACTCAGGAAATTTGGTGGGGCGACAACGTTGATTTCAAGACAGACGAGGCAGGAAACCAAATAAGACCAGAGAGCGGAGATTGGATTCTGACGGTTAGCGGAGAAGGGAAAACTGCCAAGATTCAGCCTCTCTCAAGCACATTTGATTCCGGTGCCACGCTCTCTGCCATAGAAAATGACCGAATAACCATCCTGCAGGATTGCTATGTGCCGATTCAATATAGCAGTTCAGGCGGAGGCTAGACAGGAGTCGCAACAGATATGTCGTCCGGCTGGAGTGCAGCTGAATTAGACGCTCTTCAAGAACAGCAGATGACGAGCAGAGGGAAACGAGAAGAATTGGAATTGACAATCAGGGCGATTGGATTTGTGCCTGAAAGCATTTTGCCAGGCGATGCACCAATTCGCCATGTGCATTCAGCGGATGTGGATTTCAGATTCTTGCGGAGCAAAAATTACGATATGACGGTCAAGGCGAATGCATTTGCCACATATTTCCAGAATGGTGTACATCCCAGGCATATTCTGAAATTGACGGATGCATTTGACGACGTTGAGCAGACATATATTGACTCCAAGAAAATGTTTGATGCATTGCAGGAGCAAATGATTAGTTCTTCCAAAAACAGTTCGGCAGAAAGCAACAATACGGCCGGAGACCCGTTAAACCAAACAAACCAATCTCCTATTATTGATGGATTAAGCACCGGAGGGGAAGGGTAGGAATTAATCATGTTTGAGGGAATGACATATGAAGAATTAAATAGTATGGTGGAAAATCCAAGGTCAGAGCCATATGAAGAATATTTTGGTGATATGGAGATTTCTGAATCGGAGAAAAAAACAAGAATTTCCTTAGCCGAGAAGTTTGAGGATGAGTTTCTTTTTATTCTTATATGGTTATTCACCATGCAGCAGTATGGCGATACAGTAGATTGGGATGCTGCTAGATTGCAATTTATATCAGGCTATAAAATTGCAATAAATGGTTATGCGGACCTGGACGAATACACAAAAAGACATATTGAGGATTTCTCTTACAATGTGATTGATTCAACAAAATCACATGAAGGCGATATATATTACTATTCAATAGACCGGGCGATTTTTATATCCGAGAACGAAAGCCAAGGGACTATGAATCATCAGCAATTTATAAATGCGATTAAATCGGGAAAGAAAAAGAAACAGTGGATAGACATAAGAGATAAAAGGGAACGGAAAACCCATAGAAAAGTCGGTGGGAAAATAAAGCCTATTAACGACCCGTTTTTGGTGGGAAACAGTTTGATGTTATATCCAAAAGACACAAAGACATTTGGCGCGGAGGCCAAAGAATATATAAATTGCAGATGTACGATAAAATACTATTAAATAATCAGCACTCAGAAATTTGATATTCTGGGTGCTTTTTATATGTCCTAGAGAAAGGACTCCAAAATCACACAAACGTTTAGAGAAAAACGTAAAAAACACAAAATTTCATATTGCAGAGAAGCAATTTAAAAACACAGAAAGGCAGGAGTTGATATGTATAAGCACATGAATGAACATTTTGGGCAAAGAATTTTTAAGCATGCAAGGTTTAAATATCCAGAGGCGGGAACAGAAGCAGGAGGCGGATTTGGCGGCGCTGGCGCATCTGGGACAAC